GAATAGGTTAACTGTCTTACCCAACAATTCCAATGCCCTAACTCTCGTGCTGTCACTGTCCGCTTCCTTAGACTCTCTCATAAGCTGTTCAAGAACATAGCTTCTCGTTCGAGTAGTGGAAGCTACTGCATTGACCTCTCTACGCTCTAATCCCTTAGTGATGCTTAGTGATACCTTAGGGTGAGCCATGAGCCTACTAGCTTCTACCTCTACCCACTTAGGAATCTTCCCTTGCTTCGTTAGAGTGACGTCATAGACATCAGCATAGACTTCTTTAAAGCTACCCAACTTCCCTTTAACAATTCCATCTACAAATGCCCTCTGCTTGATGGTGAGATCATCTTCTTTTTTGACCAGTTTGAGATCAGGTTTTTCGTCTGAGGTTTTATCTTTATCCATGAGAAATATTATCTACCAGTTAGAGAGATAAGGTAATGCTCACATTGTGCTATCTCTTATGATTAGATGATGATGATTGAAATGTTGATATCTTCTACCAGTTATATATACTGTCTTTAGACCAAACGGATTATGTCTTTAAAAGATTCGCTACCTACCTACGAGGGTTCTGAAAAGAGTAAAGGTAAAGGTTCTAGGATGACTGGTAAAGATAACCATTAAGTGAGAAGCCAGTGACAATCGCCTTAAATGTACTAGATGTTGAGAGGGCAGACTTCAAGGGAAGCAAGGCTACGAAAGTTTAAACAAGACAACTAAATCCCAAGGGGAATAAATTGCATTGACCTATTGAGTTAGGTTCGAGTGAGAGATTAAAGAAATGTTTGTTGCGAGTGAGATCAATACTTTATTTTGAAACCTTGGGGACAGTCCTCCAACTGTCTCTGAATTAACAGACTGAATGAGAATCCTATTATGGGGTTCAAGAAACAGACCTTGGAGGGTCTTAATTATGAATAATCCATTAAGTAAAAACAAAGCTGATCTTAGTCCTTATGCATACATCTATCGAGGGATAGATGTTGAAGTAAGAAGAAATTACAACTTCAATTGTGAGTATGTAGTTAGCAGTGAATACTTTGTACCTAGTCTTGGTATTTTTGCATCAACTCCAAAAGAGTTAAAGAAAAAAGTAGATAGACGATTGGATAAATAAACCAACTGACGAGCAACACTGAAAGGTGGCGAAACTAGATAGCATTTTGTTATCTAGTCTTGGTAATCAACTGACCTTGGAGGGTCTTAATTATGAGAAAAGAAAAATTAGATGTAGTTATCGTTAAAGATAAAACTGGTGTGACTCCTAGAGGACATCATATTTATTTTGATGCTATTGCACTAGGTGGTGGTTTCCTAACTATGCAGTGCAATGACATAAGACTAGCAAAAACTAAAGCTACTGCATGGTTAAATTGGCTAGTTTGCCGAGATGAGCCAGTAAAAGGCTATTGGGAAAAAACTGACTATTTAACTTATTTTTGGAGAGACGAAACCAACTGATGAGCAACACTGAAAGGTGGCGAAACTGGATAGCAAATTGTTATCCAGTCTTGGTGATGATTGGTAGGTAAAATATTTTATTTACCAGTCATCGAAATTAACTTGTACATACAAAAAGATGGAGGTCTTATTATGAAAACAAGTAAAGCTATGCTGATGATGAAATCAGTATTAAAGGGTATCAATTCACCATTCCTTTTAGGAGGAACTGGCATTGGTAAATCTGCAATTGTGCGATCACTGGCTGAAGATTTAGCTGATGGTCGTAAATTGGTCGAAGATGAAATTAATCCAAAAGAGAATGAGTTTGGGTTTATGGATTTTCGATTGAGTCTTTATGAATCTCACGATTTATCAGGATTGCCATTTATTGAAAAAGGAAAACAAGTAAGAGCCATGTTAGGCAACTTACCTGAAAGCGGTGAGGGTATTCTCTTCCTAGACGAATACGCTCAATGCTCTCAAAATCTTCAATCAATATGTGGGCAATTGATAGGTAAAGATAAAAAGATAGGCGAGTATAAATTGCCAAAAGGATGGCAAATTGTTCTTGCGGGAAATAGATCAACTGATCGTGCGGGAAGTTTTAAACTTCCTAGTCATTGTGTTGGTCGTTGTACCATGATTAATGTTGAAGCCGATGTTAATGACTGGCTATCGTGGGCGGTGAAAAATGATGTGCATCCTGATATTTTAGGATTCATCAATTTCATGCCTGATTATCTTAATGACTTTGACCCTAAAGTCTTAACTCCTCAGCCAAGTCCAAGATCATGGTCAAGGCTGAGTGATACTTTAAATGTTAATCCACCTGAAGAAATTATTCAGGAACTTGCCGATGGCGATGTGGGTGAAACTGCGAGTATCGAATTTATGTCTTTTCGATCTTTAGCTAAAGATGTTCTTCCAAGTATTCCAAAAATACTGAAAGGCGAAGATGTAGATATTCCTGATTCGATGGGTCTGCAATATGCGACTTGCGTATCATTGATGAGTGCTATCAAGCAATGCAAAGATAATGTATTGGATGACTGGTTCTCAAATGCTGTTGACTATGTTGAGAAACTTCCTACTCCTGAGTTTGGAATTTTCTTTGTGAAGTCGATGGTAGGTTCTAGACCTGATGTTGTTGAGTCCGCTAGATATGGCGAATTCAAAATCAAGCATCAAGACTTAGAGGTCTAGATACTGGAGGAGGGCAGAATTTATATGACTAGTAAAATATATTTTCTGCTCTGCTGTCGTGAGATGTTTTTTCTCACCTGATGACCACGAAAGTGGAGGTCGTTTACTAGGTTGTAAATGACCTGATCATTAAGATCGAAACAGCAATTTTCTAAATTAGATGGAGGTCTATTATGAAAAATGATAATAAAAAACTAAGTGCTACTTTGCACAAAACTGCTACTTTGGTTCGCCTTACAGTGAAACATCCTAGTGGCATTAAAGTAGACAAAAAACTTAGAGAAGAGGTAGCTGAGTTAAAGAATATTAAGCATAAAGAATTACTTGATACTCGAACTCATTTTTTTGGTGAAGATATTAATAAACACTTTCGCCAAATTTTAAATAGAATCAGAAATGATTTCTATTACAGGCTGACTCTTCCTTGGAGTGATAATTCCAAGAATAGCGAGGGCAATTCTGCGAGTGGTTGGAGACTATGTCCAAACACTAATCTTGAACAGCTTCAATCTGAAATAGATAAAGCTAAACAAGTGTGGGATAAAGAGGTTGATGGTTTTGTTAAAAGCTATCCTAAAAAGTATGAAACAGCTAAACAGAATCTTGGCGAGTGTTTTGATGCTTGGAAGATTCCTTTGGTTGAGGACATTGAAAGAAAATTCAGATTTGAATTTGAAATCACTAGTGTGCCAACTTGGAATAGCAACGACATACGCTTAGGAGTTTCTGAGAAACTTGCTAAAAGGATAGAGCAACAAGCTATCTCTAGAGCAGAAAACAATATCAAAGAAGTGGTCGATCAATGCATCGGAAACATCATTGAGAGTGTGAATGATCTAGCAGATAAATTGGCGAATTATGACTCTAAAGACAAGCAAAAAGGGTTTTGGAACAAGTCTAGCTTCGACAAGCTAGAAACTTATCCTGAACAGCTTGAAGTTTGGAACAGGGATGTATTAGGCAATAGCGAACTGGTTGATGACTCTCGTCAAAAACTGGTCAAACTTAATGCTCGAATTAATGGTTTAAACAATGGCATCGATTCCTTAAAAGATGACGATGACATTGCTGAAAAGCAACGAAAAGATATCTCAAAAGAAATGAGAGAATCTGTTGAGCCAATCTCTGTTGATGACCTACTAGGTCAAATTTATAGTGGTGGCAAAAATGACTGATGCTTTACAAAAAATCATTAAGGCTAGATCAAAATTAATGAAAGGTAATGTGGGGATGGCTTCCATCCTCCTCCACCTTGACTTGGTTGAGGTCGATGCTTCTCGATGCGACACAATGGCAACTGATGGAAAAGTAATTTATTACAATCCTGAATTTGTGATGGGTTGCACTGAGGAAGAACTGCAAGGTGTTCTCAAGCACGAAGCACTTCATGTTGTCTATGAGCATATGATCAGACGAGGGAAGAGACATCCCAAAGTTTGGAATATAGCTTGTGACTATGTGATCAATGCTTATCTTGTTTATGATCTTGGAGATACGCTTCCTGATGGAGGTTGTCTCGATAGAAAATATCATCGCATGACTGCTGAAAAGGTTTATCAAATTTTGTTTAAAGATGAGGATGCATTGCAAGATGCTATCAATCAGATTAAGCAACAAAAACCTCAAGGCGAAAATTCTGAAGAAGAGCAAGATGCTCAGGGTTCAGGCGATGGCGAGGAAACTTCTGAGACTGGTCAAGGAAATATTTCTGAAGATCAGGATGCAGAAGCTGATGCAGATGGCGAATCGAATGGCGAGGGAACTGGTGATGACACTAGCGAATCATTGTTCGATTCAATACCAACTGCAATTGGCGAAGTTTGGGATGCAACAACCGAAGATGGTTCACCTTTAAATGAAGCAGAAATGCAAGAACTCAAGGGTGAAATCCAAAGGGCAGTTTCAATGGCTGACAAGCTACATGGAATGGGAACTGAGGGTACATCTTCAGGTCGTGGTTTAGCTGAGTCTAATCAAGATGTTTCTGTTGATTGGAAAGAAGAATTACATAATCTTTTACAATCAACTCAAAGCGATGACCCATCATGGTCAAGGCTTCATAGAAACTATTCTTGGCAAGGCATCAATTTACCTAGCAAGGTTCGTTCACCTCAAGGTGGCGAGTTAGCTATTGCGATTGATACTTCAGCTTCAGTTTCTCAGCACGAACTTAATGTATTCGCTACTGAGATACAGGCGATGGCTATAGATTGTGGTCTTGATAAAATCAGGGTGTGCTACTGCGATACTGTTGTTCGCAAGAATAAACAGGGAGAGTGGTGGGATATCTATGAACTCGATCAAGGCGATGATCTTGAATTGACTGTTAGAGGTGGGGGAGGAACTTTGTTCGAGCCACCCTTTAAACTGTTCAATGATTTTTCAGATGATGTGGATGATGTCCAAGCATTTATTTACTTCACTGATGGCGAGGGATATTGCGAAGCTGATGTTGAGCCTGATGTTCCAGTCTTTTGGTGTGTGACTTACAAGTCACAATGGTCTGAGGAATTGCCATTTGGCGAGAAAATCTATGTAGATACTTCGAGTTTCTACTAGGATGCGATATGCGAGGGGGGGTTTTCAGGGGTCACTAGACCCTTGACCCCCTCACGATTCGTTCTCTATGGCGATCTCACGAGGTCGATTTTGACAATTTCTGTCGGAAAATGTGTATTTTCCCTGATGATGACTCAAAAGAGTCGAAACAGAAACTTAACTAACAGACTCTTGGAGGGGTCTTAAATTATGGATAAAAAAATAACTGTTATTGTGGTTAATCCATTTACTCAAACTGTCGAAGAAAAAGAGATAAAAGAAAATGAGGTGGCTAATGAGGTTGGTCAATCTCCATTGACTGCTATCTACTTTGAAGATCACATCATGTTTTTAGATGATGAGGGTCTTTATAAAAAAGATAATCGATTCTTCTCGATAGAGTTTGAAGATGCGAAGCGATACATCAACGATGCTTTTTGTGGCATTGGTGTTATTGCTAAAGGTAATGATGAGGGAGATACAATTTCTGCAACATTATCTGCTGATGAGGTGAGAGATAATATCACTTGGAAGAGTGAAGATTATAAAGAGTCTTTTACTGTTCGTGCTGATTTTAATAATTAGCAACTGGGTGGCGAGAAATATATTACTGGTAAATAATATTTTTCTTGCTACCTCTGTTCACTGGTGTGTGCCAGTGCTGATGATTCCAAAAGGATGAAACAGAAACTTAAACTTATTCAATTACTTTGGAGGTAAATTATGAATAAAGATATAGAGAAAGTCTTTTCAGAAATGAAAAGCAAGTATGGGATAACTGGTAAAACTCCTATTGGAGAATTGCCAAGTATCATGAGCAAGGCTGATTGGTTAGTCTTTTCTTGTTTCTTAAAATATCCTAATGGTGTTTTAAAAAATAGAGAGGTGAAATCATGAATAGATTTCTAACGATCATTGCATCAATGGGTACTATTGCATTTCTCTTCCTAGGTTTTACTTGGGGAGAGGGATTACTTTCGCAAGAATACATAGCTAGAGGAGATTACTTTGTGATCTTCTTTAGTGGATTGGGAACAGCTTTTTGTTTATCAGTCTTAATCTTTTGCAGAGGTGAATCATGAGTGATCTTAAAAGGTATGTATTTGAAATGGATTTCTCTTCTACTGAAAGATGCGAGGTAGTCGCTGAATCTGAGGAAGATGCTGTTAATTTAATGTTAAGCAGTGATTTTTCTGATGATGCTAGTAAATCTTGGGAGGAAATTAAATCTCAAGGTGGAGACTATGAATTAGTTAGTGTGTCTGATGAAGAGGAGGTGAAATCATGAGCAAAGATATTACTGAAATCATAGATGATGATTGCAGAGAGCAATTAGGACATTCTAATTGGGTAATTATTAGCACATTGTCTGACCAAGAAAAAGTAGGAATAGAAACACAAGGTATTTTTAAAACCTATCAAGGTGTTGATGTTCTGTTTTATTGGGATACTTGAACTTCGTGATTGAAATCCTAAAATAAATAAGGCGGTAGCCACTTTAATTAGTGGCTATCGCCTTTTTTTTTGGCTTAAAAAAAGTGATCTACGAAGTGTGGTGTCTACAGGGAGAAATAATATTTACCAGTCATATATATTTCAAGGGTTTGCGAGAGGGGGTGTGTGTGTGTCCATCCTTCGATAAAAAAAAATATATTTGACCAGTATTCGGCTGTGGATAACTCTGTGGATAAACTGTAGATAAGTCTTGCAATCTGCAATCATCTGTATTATATTGATTGTCATAAGTCGATCTTGAGCGTTGCGTCCAGTTATCGACTCTAAATAACATAACTGAAATTGCATGAGTCTTGGTAGTCTGGCTCTTGAAATACAAAGGCTACTCCAGTCACTTCATAAGAGTGAGACCTCCAAGTCTAATAAGTTAGATTTTAAAGGGTAGATAGCAATATCTACCCTTTTTTTTTGGCAGTGAGTGATAGTCCATTGGTATTAGTGTTTGTATTGTTTGTAGTGTTTGTATTGGTATTCGTGTTTGTTGTTTTCCCAGACTGGTAAATAATATTTTTTAGCAGAATACACCACGATCCTGTGTTCCATGTGGAACAGCTTTCAATTTGATTGCATTTCACTTAGAATATAGAGATGTTTGCAGTTATTAGACACACTTATAAATTAGATATTCCTGAACCAAATAATCCTAACAGTACCAAGAGCAGTGCTAAATGGAAACACTTGGTATGGATATTTGATACTGAACTAGAAGCTTTGGCTTTTGCCATTACATTATTGGATGACCCATTGATTACTTCTAATAGATGGCTTATCAAATCAGCCATACACCAACTTGAAACAGATAGATACTATCAAGTAGGCAGAGAAAGTGTTGCCATTGCAGAAGTACAGGATGCTCCTGAGATTGTCTTTACTGACGATAATATTGAAAATGCATTAGATGAAATAATAGAGGAAAAAAATCATGAAGAGCCTATTCATTAGATGTTCTGAGGAAACTTACGAACTAGCACACGCTTTAGCTAAAAAAGAAAGCAGATCACTTAACAAACAAATCATCCATATGATTCACAATGAAGCAGATGTTAAGGATGTAGTTATTGAAAAGAAACCTGAACCTGAAAAAACTGTAGAAGTTAAGACTGGTTTACAAGGCTTTGTTGGAACAGCGACACAGGGTTTTGCTGATTGATATACCAATAGTTTTGTAGTGCATTAGCACATTCTTGTACCACCATTATCTCTAAAGCATTTACTTTTCTAGGGTTATTCACCATTAGTTTCCAAAACATTTGTTCTTTCTTTGTTCCTACTTCTTGTTTGATTGTGCGTTGAACTCCTATTAAAATCACACCACGAGGCTCGTGTCCGTAATTTCCCTGACTGGTTAAATATATTTTATCCAGAGTTGGAGTCTGGACAAAACTTCCTGACTTACTTATCAAACCAAGATACTTATCGCATACATGATGTTGTTGCGTATCAAGATCATCATTAAGAAAAAGTACATCTATGATGTGTTGATCAAGCACTATGGCTCGACCAACTTTTGTTTTAGAGAACTGCTTGATTGCAACTTTGTGTTGCTTATGCAAGTATGCACTGCCAATATCATTGACATGGATTTCTTCTTTAGAACTCCCAATCGTAGTCATCTTGTAAGACTTCTTCTTCTGCATATCTATTGCTCAAAGGGTCAAAAGTTAGAGCAGTCATGCCTGTTTTACCACACCATGCCCACCTTTGCTTCCAACAATGTATCTCTACATTACTTTCTCCTCGATAAACTGTCAAACCTGTATCACATTTAGAAAACCAAGCATTGCTTCCACTGATATCATTACCAGTACATACATTCTTCTTGCCATCTCTGACAAAAGGCTTTGTTGGATGGGCAATGAAGAAACAAAGTACATCAAACTTCTTGCAGAACAACTGAACTTTAGTAAGCATTTCAGAGATAGCATCAGTGACTAAACCTTGATGATCTGAATGTATAAAGTTAAATGGGTCAATGACAAGTATCTTTACCCCATATCTCATGACTGCATCTGCTCCTTTTTCTAATACCCTTTCAATCGTAGGCATCCCTCCATCCTGATAATCTTGGAATAGAAAATGTTCGTTGATGAAGTGTTGGGCAAAGTCCTTCTCTTCTTGCGACATCCTAGCGTTCTGCCCTTGGAAAAATGGTTTACCAGTAAAACATTGTGCCAACTGGATAGCATGAAGCGTTGGGGGTTTCTCAAAAGAACAGTAGTTTGTTTTCC